GAAGATAAAAGCAAAAAAAAAATAGTAACGAAAAAATAAACTGGAGCGAGGATGTAATTTCTTTTGCCATTGGTGAATTAAGAATGTCGAGTTTGGAAGCGGTTTACGATATGACGTGGGCGGAGTTTCAAATTCGACTTTTTGCATATAAAAGGATTGATTTATACGATTGGCAAAAGTTAAGGGAGTTAATGTGGACCAGTTACATTGCACCGCATCAAGATCCAAAAAAGATGGTTAAACGCAAAGAAGCGTTTTTGCCTTTAAATAATGAAAAGCAAGTTAGGTCAGGTGTAACGGATGAAATGAAAGAAAGGTTTATGAATGAATTTAGAAAGTATCAAGAAAAAATAAAAGCATAATGGCAGGAGGTAAATTAACAGTTGAGATTGGAGCGGACATTACGGACTTTGAAAAGAAAATCAAAGAGGTTGAGTTTGATATAAAAGAACTGTCAAAGGTTAAACTTGATAGGTTAAAAGTTGGTTTAGATACAACAGAAATCAATTCGCAAATCAAGGATGCAAAGGCAAGTTTAAACAGCCTTAAAACTGCTGTAAAAGATACAGGTCAAACTTTTGCATCTGCAACTCCAAAGGTTGCCAATGCGGGTAATACCTTAACGCAGTTTAGTAGAATAGCACAAGATGCTCCATATGGTATTATTGGTATTGGTAACAACATTACTGCTACTGCTGAAAGTTTCTCTTACTTAAAAGCACAAACAGGAAGCACAGGCGGAGCATTAAAAGCTTTAGCAAGTTCTTTAATGGGTACAGGTGGAATACTTTTAGGAGTTTCTTTACTTACTACTGGTTTTACTTTATTAGCACAAAGTGGCTTAAGTTTTTCAGATGTTATAAATAAATTAAAAGGTAATACTGATGCCTATGCTGATGCTTTAAAGAAAACAAATGACGAGGCTTATGCAAGTAAAGGAGTTCAAGAGGCTGTTACTAATGTAAATTCTTTAACTAATGAGATAAATTTAGCAAAACAAGGATTTTTAGATAAAGATAAAGTTGTAGAACATTACAATGAAACAATAGGTAAAACAACAGGTTTAGTTAACTCTATTGAAGAAGCTGAAAAAGCTTTGATAAAAAATGGTGATGCTTATATTCAAATGACTTTGTTAAAAGCTGCTGCAACTTTAGCTTTAGATGAAGCTGCAAAAAAACAATTAGAAGCCGAAAGAACAAGAGTAAGAAAATTAGCTGAATTTACAAACGCTTTTTTAGATGCTGATTTAACACAAACAAGAAGCAAAGAACAATACGAGCAAAAACAAAAAGATTTAGCGCAAAAGCAAACAAATAGAAAAAACGCAGAAATTAAAGAGGCGGAAGATGCTGCTAAAATAAATTTATCTATTGCAAAAAAGTTTCAAGATGATGCTGCTAAAATAGCAAAGCAATTCAGTTTCAATTTCTTTGGCGATAATAAAGAAACAAAAACATTTAACACACCACAAGTAACAGGAATAGGAAATAATATTATTCCCGCTCCATTATTTGATGTTAATGGAATAAAAGTTTTCAATGGTCAAGTTGATGCTTTTGGAAATAAGATAAAAGAATTACCTGGCGTAATAAAATCATCGTTAGTTCAAATACCTGATATTATTGATGAAGGTGCTATTTTAATGACTGCTGCGTTACTTGAATTTAATAATGCCGCAAATGATTTAATTACAAATAGTATAGCAAATACATTTAGCAATTTAGGTGCTGCAATAGGTGAAGCAATAGCTACTGGTGGTGATGTGCTTTCCGCAATAGGAACAACTATAATACAAGCGTTTGCAGGTTTCTTATCTGACATGGGTGACTTATTAATTAAGTACGGAACATATGCAGTAATAAAAGGTAAATTAGATTTAGCAATTTTATCAGGTGGAGCAATATCAATAGCTGCCGGTATTGCTGCTATTGCAGTTGGTGTTGCTTTAAAAGCTGCTGGAGGTGCAATAGGTTCTTTTGCTGTAAGTGGTGGTCGTAGTGGCGGTGGCGGTGGTAGTGCAAATAATCAAAGCTTTTCAAGTAGTGGATTTAGTTCTCGTGGTGATGGCGGTGGAACAGTAGTATTTGAAATTGCAGGGCAAAAACTTATTGGAGTTTTAAATAATACCTTAAACTCAAATAAACGTTTAGGAGGAACTTTAGGTTTAGGATAATGGCAAAAAAAATAATAATAGATTTTAGCGCACAACCAATTATTGATGTAGTTGGATATAGTTATACTATAACTGTTGATTCATTTCCTTTATATTATCCAACAGGTGATTTTGAATTAAAAGTTGATTTTATTGCTAATGGTGTCACACCATCAGAATATTACGAAGTTGCAATAGGCACATCGCTTGATGAAACTTTGCAAATATTATTAAGTTTTTTACGGCAAACATATCAAAATGATTTAATTGAATATAGTTTAGTTAATAATACTATTGAAGTTTTAATACAAGCTGATGCAGTTGTTACAATCGGTGAAGATTTAAACGAAAACATTACAATAACTACTGAAGATGTAGAGCCGTTTGGAAGTAATTTAAAGTATTATTTATATTTTGATGATTATACTTTAAATATTTATAAAAGCAATTATCAAGGTACTGCATCTGAAATATATGGAACATTTATACTTAAAAAATCAAATGTTGATACTATATTAGATCAGATTAGAGGGACAGGATTAGATTTATCTTTAGAAGCAAACCAAACATTAACTTTTGATGAATTTTTACTTGAGGATGAGTTTACCTATAAGACTGAATTATTAAAAGGCAGTCAAATTATATTTGAAGGATATATTAAACCGGATGGATGCCAACAAAGTTTTGTTAATGATGTTTGGTATGTAAATATTGAAAGTAACGATGTTTTGGGCGCTTTAAAAGACTTGTCTTTTGTACAAACTAATGGATTACCTTTTACAGGTAAAATGTCGGTGTATGATGTTATTAAAGGTTGTTTAGATAGAACACGTTTGTCTTTAGATATAAATACAAGCGTTTACGTTGAGTATGTTGATTATACAGGAACAAATATTTTTAAAGATATATATGTTAATTCAGATCGTTTTATAAAAGATAAAAACGATATTATTATAATGGACTGCAACGAGGTTTTAACTTCAATGCTAAATTTATTTTCCGCAGTTATAACTCAACAAGATGGTCAATGGTGGATTTATAGACCTAACGATTTGGAGTTAAATGGTTATACAGAATTTATTAATCAAACGACTGATGCTGTTTTTACAAAGAATTTAAATGCAGTTTTAGGAAGTCAAATAAATGGATTTTATCCTCATCATGCAGGTTCAAATCAACAAATCGAAGTAAAAGGAGCAATATCGGCATATCGATTAAATTATCAATATGGATTGGTTACTGGATTAATTACTAATCCTACTTTTAATTTTGATACAACTATTCCGGTAATGGAATGGCAAGAAGATCCAGTTTTTTATAACTGGACAACAGCACCATCAACACCTCCAAATATAATTTTATATCCTTTAACTAATTCTTATGTTCCTCGTTTTTCACTACGCCCTATAAATGGAACTTATGAATTAATAACTTCAAATGCTATAAATGGTAAATTAGGAGAAACTTATGATTTAAAAATGAATTTATTTGCAAGTTGGTTAAATGGTAGTTTTGTTTATAAAATTAAAATAAAAACGAATGATGGATATTATTTACATCAAGAAAATTATTGGGTTAATTATGATACATTCTATAAATTTAGTATTCCATTTAATAACCAAGAACAAAATCAAAACGGACAAGTTTTTGCATCTTTTAAATTAACAACACCACCATTAATAAATGATTGCACTTTTCAAATTATAATATGTAATATAACAGATACAAGTGAAAATTATGGTGGCTATTATTTTGCGGGTTATACTTCTATTGATATATTAAGTAATATTTTAGAAACACAAGGATTGGTTGGAGAATTTCACACAGTTACTCGTTTAATACCTCCAAGCTCAATAACAAAAGAAAATCAAAAAGTATTTAATGGCGATGGCATAGCTTCTTTGATTGGTTCTATATATAAAGATGATTTAACCACTTTAACAACATTATGGTCACGAAAAAATAAGTTTGAAAATTTACCTTTATTAGGAATTTCAGCGATGGATGATTTACGCATTCAATCAAATCCTATTAAAGTATTTACTGGCGATGTTTATGGATATATTCCTTATTTTTCTGTTGTTACTATTGACAATATAGTTGGGTTATTTATGCCTATTGAATGGGATTATGATTATAAAAATAATATAACCAAAGTAAAATTATTACAATTTTATAATACGGACATTGCAGACATTCAATATACAATAAGTCCTGATTATGGAAATAATACAATTAAGCCAACTATTAAAGGATAGTTTTTCTTATTGGTAATCCGTTCTCATCTTCTTTAACAGTAAACACCACTTTGCATCGGCAGTTAATTACATTTCCTGCCTTTGCACTTGGATCACCTGGATACATTATTTCTTCGCCACTTGTAAAAAATGGCTGATTAAGACCAACTTTTACTCCGTTCATATCTAAATGGTCATAAACAGATTTAGGCGGTCTGCGGGTTCTGTTATCTTGTACGCTTATCCAAGTTTTCTCTAATACAAAATCGGAGTTTTGAGCAGCTACAACAGTAGCAAAATTAGTTGCGGTTGTAGTTTCAGTTCGTGCTATTCGTAACGCTTGATATTTATACCATCCAAATTTGTTTTGTAGATTTCTTGTTATATCGGCAACTGAAATATTATCTTCATATCCTTGAGCAATAACAGCAACGATTGAATCAATTAACGTTTGATGAACTGAAACAATACGCAAACCCATATTTGAGTTAAGCCAGTTGGCTATAATTGTTTCAAAGTCTAATTCAGCTTTTATGCTTCTTTTAATACGTTTGTATTGTGGATTGCCTAAAGTAGTATAAATTTCTTTATACATATCCTTTATTTGATTTTGGGTAACGTTTGAATTAATTAAAGCTTCATAAGTTAGCTTTGACATATTGTTGAAAGGAATAGCGTTAACTATTTTTAAAATATTTCTTCTAACTATTCGGTAGGCTTGAACTTCTTGTCTAAAGCGTAGTTTGTCCATCCATTAACGTGTTAAGTGTTGGATCGTTTAAATTGACTATTCCGGTTGGGATATAAACCTCATTCATCATCTCATCGTCAATTTCTTCGTAATTAAAAACTTCACGTCTTTCGTTTAATGTCAAAGGAACACTATTCACCCATTTAGACATGGTTTCCATATCTGTTTGCATTTCCGGTAGTTCTGAAATATCCCATTCAATAGCAGCATCTTCATAACCTTTGAATTTTTGTATAAATTCTAAATTAAGATATTCAGCTAACAAATCTAAATCGGGTTTTATATTATCAGTTACAACACGTTTACGAGCTTCGTTCATTGTATCAACACCAAATCCGCTTCCGTTCTTTTCTTCGTTTAATAAATCTACATTCCAATTAAGGCAATTTGCTAAAGTGCGTCTATCATAACTTAAATAATCAAACGGCTTAAGTTCATCGGTTGTAAGTGAAATACGTGTAAATCCTAATTTCGCTGATGCTCCGGCTATGTTTGAAAGTCTTGTGCTATCATTATCCATTTCAACAAGTCTATCCTTTAAAGATTGGCCTTGTTCTGCTGTCAATGGTGTTGCTCCATCACCTGCGTGAATAAAGCCATAAACACCACTATTAAGCATGGTTTTAGAATTATTATCAATTCCATTATTAGAACTATTTATGTTTCTTATGGCTGCCATTAATTCGCTATAACCATATAAATGCGAACCACTATTATCATAAAAAGGATTTGATCGTTTGATATGGATTATATTTTCAGAGGGAAACTTTATTAAATTATTCCCTTGTTGCATAATATAATAATCAATAGGATTTTCAAGACTCATTAAAGATGCATTTTGTTTCAATACTATTTGCACCCAATGAGAAGGTAAAATATAAAGCTGTAATGGCTTACCGGCATTAGCTCCTTCAGAAACAGTTTGCTTATAAAAATAAACATTACCACAAACTTTAAGATATACTTTGTAAAGGAAAAATATATCATTCCAACTTTGGTTAACATTAGGCCTTTCAAGTGGCATTGGCAACTCGGTATCGGTATCGTATGCTTTCTTTTTAAGTTTGCTAATTGATAACTTTTGTTGAAATGTTGGATTGTTAGGATATTTTTTTAACTTTTTGTAAGCATCATCATCATCTATTTTTTTAATATAATAAGGAACTGATGTCGTTTTTGAAGCCTGTTGATTTACGATTGCGTTTACATCGGGATTTTCGCCATAACCTCTTACTATTAAAGTTTCTAAAGTAGCATTATAAGTAGAGGTTATTCCTCCTACTAATTTATATATACTTTGGTTAAAAAGGTTTTTATTTGAGCCTGTAAGTACATCCCAAGCTAACGCTATTCTATTCTTTGCCATTAAAAGTAGTTTTTACAATTACAAATATATAAAAATAATTTAGACTGATTATAAATAACAAGATATTTTATTATATATTTGTATTTGTAAAAGTTACTAAATGGAATATTACAACGGAAATGATAGAATTTTGTATATAAAGCAACAAGGCAACTGGTTGCCAATAGGTTGTTTAACAAGTAATTCTTTTTCTGAAAATGCGGAAATGTTATCCACTACAACAAGAGATAACAATGGATGGAATACTTCAAGACCTATGATGCAAGGGTATAGTATATCATTTGAAGGATTACAAATAAATACAGTTGTGGCGGGTGGAACTTTTACGGTTGCATCTTACGATAAACTAAAGCTTTTGAAGCGACAAAAAATGCTTTTAGATTGGAAGATACAAGGCACTACATTCCCAACAGTTGACTATGGTAAATGCTATATAACAGAAATTTCGGAAGCTTCCGCAGTTGATGACTTTTTAAGCTTCAGCGGTTCAATGGTTGGTTATGGCATTCCACAAACAAGAGGATTAGGTGAATTTGTATTAAACGATGGTGATCCTGATGTAATACTGACAACAAATACAGATGCAAATTATATAATTAAAACAACAGAATAATGGCAATAAATCCATCAGAAATAACCACAATTAGAGTTGGAGAGTTACCGGTAGGAGAAATTGAATTAACTTCTAAAATAGGAGTTGAAAACGGAACTGATTTACAACAAGTAACTGGTCAAGATTTAGTAGATTTTGTAAATATAAACGCAAACGCTTTTCAATTTGAGATTAAAGATTTATGGGTTTCACAAGCTTATATTGATGACAACTTTGATGTAACAGGATTAGGTGTTGAATTATGCGAGGGTTATGCTATTTGTAATGGTCAAAACGGAACGCCAAATTTAGATGGTTTAGTGAGTATTGGTTATGGAAATAATTACAATGTTATCAAAGCAATTGGTGGTAGTAAAAATGCAGTATTAGTTGAGCATAGCCACGCAATAGCGGTTAACACAAATGCTGCTGGTTCAGGCTTCCCTGCTTTTGAAGCTTCAAGTACAGTAGGAACATTTCAAACAAGTACAGAAGGAGTATCTGGAATCAATAAAAATATGCAGCCTTATATGGTATTGTTAAAAATAATGAAATTATAAAAACATGGCAATAAATCCCGAATTAATTACAACGATAAGAGTTGACCAACTTCCTGACGAAGCTTTAAGTTTAACAAATTTATTTCCACATACAGTAGGAACTGACTTAAAATCTGCTACTATACAAGAGTTAGTTGATTTAGTTGCTACTGCTATTGGTGTAAGTGGTGGTGTTGGTTATATAGCGATATCAGTTACCGATGGCCAACAGTTGCCGGATGTTCCTGAATTACCAAGTTTCTTTTTATGTGGTGCGGGAACTTTTTTAAATATTAATGGCTATCCGGATGTTATTTGTACGGATGAACTAAATGCTGTTATGAGTTTATCAGACCATTGGCAGTTAGCTGTTGGAATACCAATAGTTGCAGAGGTTGGAGTTCAAACTGTAACTGGTTCTGCGGTTGATAATACTGATCCTTTAAATCCAATTGTTAATTTAGGAGGTTCAGCGGGAACACTTGCAGAAACTTTAGTACTTGGAAACATAACCGATGGTACTGACATATCAATTTCAGATGGCGATAAAATATTATTAGATAACGGTGCAAACTTAAAAAAAGGCACAACCGATGCAGGACTTGGTGGTTCTAAAGGTATAGCTTTACGATGTGCGGTTGATTACGAGTTGAAATGGGAAGCGGGTAGATTATATGTTATGGGTGGCGATGGCTTTACCATTCGTGAGGTATCACACAACTTTACAACTACACCAACTGTAAATGATGACGATACAAAAGGATTTATTGTTGATTCACGTTGGATATTAGACAATGGCGATGTTTATGTTTGTACGGATGATACAACAGGAGCTGCGGTTTGGGTGTTACAAAGTAGCGGTACTCCAACACTTCAAGAAGTATTAGACAACAACCATGATTTAGTTGATGGTAACTTTTTTGCGGGGACAACAGCAGGTAATGATAACACAGGAATAAATGTTATTGGTTTAGGTGAATATGCAGGATATCAAAATACAGCAGATTATGTTAATGCTTTAGGTAATAGTGCTGGAACAGGTAGTGAAGGAGAGAATATAAATGCTTTTGGTTTTTTTGCTGGAGGTTTTAATACAGGAAATAATGTAAATGCTTTAGGTTATGAAGCTGGATTTACTAATACTTTCAACAATGTAAATCTATTTGGTAATTCTGCAAGTGCGGATGAAGATGGACAAACAGTACTTTCAAAAGATGGGGGTATTATGGCTCGTATATCAACTACTGATTTAACAGACACACAGAAATATAATTTACCCGATGCTTCAGGCACACTTGCTTTAACATCTGACATAACTGTTCCAACACTTCAGCAAGTAACTGATGTTGGTAATGAAACAACTAATTCTATAAAAGCAAACAAATTAGTAACACAAACTAATGGTCCAAGTAAAAGTATGACTTTAAGTTCTTCTAATGTTAATTCTGAATTAACTGCTGAATGGCAAGAGAAAAATTATTTGGGTATTGCTGATATTACAGACATTCCAACTTTAGTAGCGGGAACAAATATAACCATTGATGATACAGACCCTTTAAACCCTATTATAAGCTCTACTGGCGGTGGTGGTGGCGGTGGTGGCGGTGCTTCTATATCATTTTATCTTAATGGTTCAGTATCTCAAGGCACAATAGGTGGTGTTGCATTTAGAGAAATGGACAGAACGCCAATATTAGGTACTGGTACTGATTTCACAATAAATGCAGATGGTTATATACAATCATTTATTACAGATGCAAATGTTCCTAATTTATTAGAAATACCAGCGGGAAATTGGAATTTTGAAACTTATTTTAGTGCTTCGAGTGGTGGTGGTTCACCATCATTTTATGTTGAATTATATAAATGGAATGGGACTACATTATCATTAATTGCAAGTAATTCAGCAACACCCGAAGGTATTACAAATGGAACGACAATAGATGCGTATTTTAGTGCTTTAGCAGTCCCACAAACAACGTTATTAGCAACAGATAGGTTAGCAGTTAGAATTTATGTTACTCATAGTGGTAGAACAATTACACTTCATACAGAGGATAATAATTTATGCCAAGTTATAACTACATTTTCAACTGGATTAACTGCATTGAATGGATTGACTGCACAAGTACAAAATTTAGCAGTAGGAACAAGTGGAACTGATTTTGCAATTAGTTCAGCAACTGCAACACACACCTTTAATTTGCCAACTGCAAGTGCTACAAATAGAGGTGCATTAAGTTCAACAGATTGGAGTGCATTTAACAATAAACCCGACGAATTACAAGTAGTTCTTTTATCACAAGTATATTCATAAAAATTTATATTTAATGGCGCAGCAGAATTTACAGTCCTTAAATATTTAGTTCCACTATTAAACACCATATCTTGCGTTGAATTAACCCTATTAGCCATTACAAATCCTTGCATATCTTGTTGTATATTAGGTGAGACTACTGAGTTTACCGCAAAATCTGAAGCTATATTATTCCCTCGTATCCAACAAGCATTTGTTAGTGTTATATATACACCAGTTTTGTATTGTCCAGCAGTTGGTGTTTAATAGTGGAACTAAATATTTAAGGACTGTAAATTCTGCTGCGCCATTAAATATAAATTTTTATTTAGCAGCATTAAATACAAATGGAGTTGCAGCAAATTATTCACTTGCAGAATTTAGATTTGGAACTTATGGAGATGGTTTAACAGATACCCAAGCATCTAACTTTTACACGGCAGTACAAGGATTTAATAAAACTTTATCAAGAAACGTATAATGGAAGGATATATTTTAACAAAACAGCAAAAAGAAGAAATACAAGGAGTGTTTTATGCACCATTCGAATTTTTTAATTGTGTGCAAGATGAGAATGATATTTGGTTTACATTTTTATCAGAGCAAGACAAAGAAACAATAGTAAATACACAATGGGATTACTTATTGGATTTACCACAAGGAGAATACGTGCCTAAACCTATAATAATTGGTAATGAGTAAAGAAACATTAGATAGGTTATTAAACAAATGGATAAGCCGAAAGCTATTAGTTTTTTTCGTGGCTTGTGTAGGGTTGTTTTTTAGTAATATAACATCATCAGACTGGGTAGTAATTGCGACTGCTTATATAGGCATTCAAGGATTTACTGATATAGTGGCAAAAATAAAAACATAATAATGATACCTCAATCCCTTAAAATCTATGCCTTGAATACTGCCTCGATGATTATATCATTCAGTAATATAGAACAGACATTAAAAATAATACTTTTGACTGTCTCTATTGTCTATACTATAATTCAAACTGTTAAATTATTAAATAAAAATAATGAAGCTAAATAAAGAAGGCTACAACATTATAAAATCTTTTGAAGGATTGAGTCTTAAGCCATATTTATGTTCAGCAAAAGTGCCTACTATTGCGTATGGCTCGACTTTTT